TATTTACGCTTTATTTCGCCGAAAACCTCTTCCGGGTTACGTGAACTTTTATCTTTGTTATAAAAATTAACGCCAGTTACTTTGGCGACTTGATCTCTGTATTGCTTATTGCTGAATACGCGCAACGTTGACTCGGCTAACGTTCCAAGCCTATCGGGTTGTAATTCAACCTTGGAAAGCGATTCCGTGAATGCCAAGGCTTGCTCGATTGACATACCCGCTGCCGCTGCGGCCCCTCCGATTTTTGGAAACAAGTCAGACAAGTTTTCAAGCTCAGCATTACCAAGCCTTCCAGCGACTGTCATTTTTTGGAGCAGATCAAGCGCGGCACCTTCTTTATTCAGGTTAATGTTGAATGCGCCAGATGCAGCAACAACTGCTTTGCCTAAGATCGCTGGGTTTGCACCAGTAATAGCGTTCGCCTGACCGATAGCATCGCCAGTTTTCTTTGCCGCATCGTAGTTCACGCCAGATGCAATCAATGTGTTGAATCCAGTATCTACGTCTGCGCGACTGGCGCCGTAAGCTTTGGCGATTCGCCATCCTTCGGTATGCCACTCGTCTTTTTGCTCGTTGGTCATTCCTGCCGTCTGTTTGGTACGGATCAGCACGCGCTCCAGTTCGGAGTTGGCTTTCAATCCGGCGACTACTCCGACGCCAACACCCAAACCGGCAAGTCTCCCTTGCATACTGCCGCCCAGTCCCTTGATGCGATCAAATTCCTGACGTACCCCCATGGCGATGGTTTTCAAGGTTCGAAGACTACGGCCGCTGTTCTGCGCCATGCGTCGGAATGACGCTTCTGTCTTGTCGACACTCTGACGCAAAGGCTGCACGCCTTGCCGATCTGCACTCACTAGCTCTGCTTTCGCGTCACGTCCTGCCTTGCGAGCGGCGCTGGCCATCTCTTTGAGTTCAGTAGAAGTCTTACTGACCTCGATGCGCGTGCCGCTCCCAGCCTTAGCGGTTTCGCGCATGGCATTGCGGATGACTTTATAGCTGTTGGCCCCGACCTGGCCGACCTTGGTGATTGCCGAGGAAGCCTTCCAGCTTTCATCGGCCAAGGACTTAGCGCCTTCTTTACCTGCTTTGCGTAAGTCACGATTGATCTGCTCGATCTCGCGTCGACTGTTGCCTGCATGGGCCTGGAAACGGAGCGCGACGCGCAGATCGGACATGGATAACTCCTGGAGACGGTATTACAGGAACAGGAAAGGCCCGGTATCGAGCCTATCCTTTAGGTTTTGGCAGCGGCTTGCGCTGGCGCTGACTGACATAGCGGGTGCCTTTGACCTTGCCGATGATCAGATCAATACGCGCATCGATCTCGGCCCTGGTCATCTGGCGAAGCTCTTCTAGCCGGTAGCCGTGGCGGACGAAGGCGTGTTCGATTCGTCGCCAGTCGACGTTGCCGCGCTCGGCGGCGCGAGCTTTTTTTCCAGTTCGGCATCGGCGTCGGCAATGATGGCCAAGTCACTTTCCAGCAATGACTCGCGGAGCAATTCAGTGGTCAAGCTTTCGGTAGGAATATCGCCAACCGAAAGCAACTGGCGCCGGTAAACCTCAATGGTTGTGAGATGCCACGGCGCACCTGGATACGCCTCATGGGCACCGATCAAGTCACCTGCCACGGGAGCCCGTAGGGTGAAGGTTTTATGCCGTGTACCTGCAAAATAAATACCGACGGCCAGGTCTCGGGTGATGGTCAACCCTTCCCACTTTTTATGCAGCTGTTCGATCATTGCTATTACTCCGTGTAGTAGTTGAGGGCAGCAATGGTCAGATCGCGGGTGGCCTCACCTTCAACCTGGTACTTGCTGCCCATTTCCATCAGGGAGCAGCCGGTCCAGGTCTGGCGCTTGCTGCCGCCGTCCTGCGGATAGATGGTCAGCTTGGCATCCATCAGGGCGCGCCAATCTGGCTCGCCGGTTTTCGGGATGGGTACCGAGATTTTCAGCTCGTGTTCCTCAATACCCTTTGCCGTGCCCGAAGGTCGGCCAGTGCGGTTCATGGTCTTGACCACCTTGCGCCCGGTTTTGAGGCTTGGCTCAACGCTGGTCACCTCATAGTCGGTGCCGTTGATCTCCAGAACGATCTGCCCTACGTAGTTATCAGCCATCTAAAATCACCTCTTACAAGAGCAGGTCAATACGACCGGCGAACACGTGCAGGCCGTTAACAACATCGGCGGGAATAGAGCTGTTAAGGCGATTCGCGTCCTGGGTCGAACGCTCGACCACCAGCCCAGCCGCGTTGGCTTCAACCTCCTCGACGATCTCCAGTTCTTCCAACTTGAGCAGCACGTCCATCAGTTCGCCACGCACTGCTTCCGGGGTTTTCTTGGAGAGCTTGGAGCGTGGAAAGCGCAGGCGAATACGGTCGCGGCAGGCCATGCGCACGTAATACAGAGTGCGGATGGTGGTCAGATCCAACAGCGACACGTCAATGGCACCGGCCGCAGACTTGGTATAGGTGGTCACTGCACGGACAATCTGAATGACATCACCAGCGGCGACTTCCAGTGGCGTGACGCCATTGGCCAGGGCGGTCTCTTGCTCCGTGCGGCCAAGGCGCTGAGTAACCGGCGGAACCTTGATGCCAGTCAGTACCAGGGTATTAAGCGGCCGCGCTGGATCTTCTTCAGAGGCGATCATTGCGGCATAAGCGGCGGCGACCTGGCGCGCAGTCGATGGAGTACCTGGTAGCACTGCCAAGCTGATCGCGCCGGAGTTGATCGACGTGGCCAACGTGGTCGCAGCCGACAAGGTTCCGGTTAGCGCCGCCACACCGATGATGCCTTGTTGCTCCATAGAGCTGGTGTAGGTCTGGATGTGCGTGCGCAGTGCAGTGAGCGCGACCTGGCTGAACCAGGCAGGCACCAGAATGGTGAAACCACCCATGGCCGTCGAGTCCAACGCGGCCTTGATGTCGGGCTCGGCATCACCAACCACCACCACACCCACAGCCGAGACCGAGGCATACCGATAAGCTGTGATAAACGCATCAGCCATTTCCTCTGCGACGGTCCCACCGAACAGGGCTTTGGCTTCTGCGGCGCTGTAGAAAGGTGTCGGCACGTTTGCCGCGACGGTAGCGCCTTCGCCCAAGGGCACGATCAAGCAGACGCTCTGCTTGTTGGTCGGCAGTGTCCGTACCGCCAGGCTGGTATTGAACTCCATGTAAACGCCCGGCTTGCGGATCGAAGCCGGGATGGTGTCAAAGGAAATGCTCATTCGGCGGATTCCTGTGCGGGTTGTTTGGCACCGCCGCGTGTATTTTCAGCGGTCAGCAGTTCTCCCGTCGCCACCCGGCGCCGGTAGTAAGAAGTGTCCGGCACGTCGACCGTCTTGGCATCTTCGATGTACTTGTACGGATCTTCTTCCGTGGGCACCCGATGACCAGGTGCGGCTTTAACGCGCATTAAATGTCCCTCAATTCGATGTTGTCGGTGGCCACCGGCTCTGGGTTATCCGATGGGGTGTGGTATCCCAGGGACATACCCAGGAAGTCAGGCCAGCTTGGCTCTGGAATCATCCAGTCAAGATCGATGGCAAACGACTGACCCAACACCGACAGGTGTTGAGCCTGAAACTTGCCATTAACCAGGTTGTTAAACTCCGTGGGCCTGACCATGGCGCCGTCGGTTTGGTGCTGCCAGTTGGTGAGCAGCGCCAGGCTCTCGCCCCACAACCAGTAGCTGCCAGGGTCGCTGGCCTTGGGGGTGTTCCTGCGCTCACTGCCAGCCGAAACGACCAGGCGGAATACCAGTGCAGCCGAGTAATGACGATTGGAACGGGGCTTGAAACTGATCTTGGGTGTGGTGATCAGTATCGAAGGCCCGCCAGCGATCAGGCCCACCATCAAATCCGGGTCGCTCAACTCGCCGCCGTAGGTCTCCAGGCGAAGGCGCGGAACAGCTTTTTTCAGCTCGGCAAGCCGTGCCAACACGGCATCTTCCAATTCACCGAGCATCACAACTGCCTCAAGCTGTTGCGCGAGAACAGCCGAGGCTGATGGGCGATCTTCAACCCGGAGTCACCCGCCTCAGATGCACCACGTGCTTCATCCTCAGTCGCCAGCTTTTCCAAGCGCTTGATGATGTCGCGATAACGCAGGCGCATTGTTGAGTCTTCAACGGCCGTGCCCTGCAGGTGATACCGGGCCAGCTCAGGCAGGTCATCTGCGACCCACTCCGGCGCGTCCATACCTGCCTTGCGAAAGCGCAAGTAGAACGAGACCTCGCTACGAGCGCGGCTGACGGCATCAGCGATCCTGGCCAACGCGTCGACGGCTGTTTCCACCTCTTCGGGGGACCAACCGTCCAGAGGTTTACCCTGGGCAGCGGCCAACAGCAGGTCCGATTCGATGGGATTGCGCGGCGGTTTGACGGCCAACTGGGTGATTTCTTCTTCACCAAATCGGTGCATCAACTGAGCGGCGCTCGGTAGCGAGATGTTCACTATTTACCTGCCTTGGCTTTGCCGGGTTTCGCGGGCGGTTTCTCTGCCGTTACCTTGGCTTCTTCACGCGCCTGATCCTCCACGAGGGCGTCTTCCCAGAGGGCATCAAGTTCCACGGCAGCCGCTGCCAGCGCCTTGGCTACTTCACGCTCCCGGTCCTCCAGGAGGGCATCGTTCCAGAGGGAGTCCAGGTTGCCCGCAACCGGGGCAACGGGCAGAAGCACTCCATCACCCAGAGCTGTAACTTTTGTTTCAAGCGTCTGCGACTGAGCGTTTTGTGCGGTGCTGGGTGCTTCCGGTAGCGCAGCGGACGACGTGAATGCATTGTGCTGCTCCAGTCCCAGGCCAAGGTCTCGCTCTTCAACGGCGAGAAACAGTTGAGGTTCTTTAAGTAGTTCCTCCCATTGCTCAGCCGTGAAGTCACCCTGCCGCCAGAGAGTCGGCTGATCGGAGTGAGCAACGCCGCAGCGACGGAAGCCGTTACGCTTGGCTGTAATAACGATGACAGTCGTCATGACGCCCCCTTACGCTTCGCCAGTGGAGCCGAAAGCCAGTTGCCAGAAGCCATACCCACCAGCCGCTCGCGCTTCTGCCCCGAACTTGAATTTCTTGCGGCTGAAGACATCATCAGCTTCGGGATCGGTCTGCTGGACGAAGACCGGGGCTTTGCGCTCCTGATAGATGAAGGGGCGCACGGGCTTGCTGGTGTCCAGAAGAAACCAGGCCGTGTCGGAAGTGATACGAGTCGAGACAACCAGCTCGGCGGTGCCCTTGTAGAGGTTGACCTTGCCGTCTTCCAGGCGATCACTGGTCAACAAGGCGCGCGCGGTGTCTTCCAGGCCAGGCCCGACCAGGAGGATTGTCGGACGCACATCCAACGGGCGGCCTTCGTCATCCTTGAACTTGCCCATGGCGGTACGTGCCGCGCCATAACTGGCCTTGGCTGCTGCCTGGGTCGTGATGGAGAGTGCGGCCGTGCCTTTGTTGCTGACGCTGCCACTGCCGACGACATGGTCAGTATCAAAGAAATACTGACCGTCGTAGCACAGGTTGCCAAAGCCACCGTTCACCAGCTCGAATACGATTTCATCCGGCAACTGCTTTGCGGAAAAGCCAGCCATCTGCGCCTGGGGCGCATAGATGCCCAGTTGATCGTCTTCGATGTGGTTACGGTCTACTTCGACAGTCGCTTCAAAGTCTTCGTTTTCCACGGTGTAGCTGAACGCTTTGAGGTTCTTAACGTGTTTCGCACCAACCCAACGGCGCATCTTCGGAAACGCCGACAGCCAGGCATACATGTTGCTGCCAGTGGTGCTTGGCACCTTCATGGCGATCTTTTCCCAGGAGCTGGGTGCAGACCCAAAGGCGTTATTGAAAAGGGTTTTCAGAGCAACGAAAGCTGCCTGAATAGAGGACTTGTTAACCAACATGCGCAATGCGCTCCTATATATAGAGGGAGTTACTCAACCCACACGCCGTTGGTATCAATACCGACGATGCGTCCAGCGGCGGATCGGGTGCCGGCTGCATCAGCAGCAGCGACGGTTTCGTCATCGACGATGTAGGCTGGCTTGAACAGGTGCGCCTGGGTGATGGTGCCGTCGTTGGCCCAGAGAAACGCCTTGCCATGGCGGATCTCGGCTTGGGCAGCGCCAGCGGCGCCGCCTCGGTTGTCGACTGATGCCTCGAAACGGCCCAGGTAGGAAAGGCCCAGGGCGGTTGAACCAGGTGCTGCAAAGCCAGTGGCGTTAGCAACCGCTATAGAGCCCGCGAAGATGCGGACATTAGCGGCGACAGGAACCGCCAGGACTTCGGTGTCCTTCATAGGCGTATTGCGATCTTGAGTCAGCGGCACGGTTTAAGCCTCGCTTTGCTTGGTTTTGGCGAACTCGGCCGGATCAAGCCCAAACTGCACGCACATGGCTTGCTCTTCGGAGTTGAGGGCGGTAGAGGTTTCTTTGGGCTTGCGCTCGCCCAGGCTGGTCGGGTCCGCAACGATTGGCGCGGCATCGACGAAAGCCTTGAAGCGCGTCAGACCGGCTTCGTCCTGGCACATGGCACGGTGGTAGTCGACGGTGGCCGGGGTGATCTTCCCGGCTTGGGTGGCCTGGGTAATGACCGCGTCCACTGCCTTGGTATGTTCGGCCGCTTTGTGAGTGGTAAGGGCCTGCTCGGCATTCAATGCTCGGGACTCCAGCGCGTTATAGTCAGCGCGTGGCACGAACCGCTCCAGGTTGCCCGCCTCACTGTTGAGCGCCTGGCTGGTGGCATTGAGTTTTGCGGTGGTGGCGGTGAAGACTTGTTCAGCGGTCGCCGTGTCAGGCAGACCAAGCAGCTTTAAAAGCTCTGATGAGGGTTTCACAGGGGGGGTCTCCATTTGCTCTTGGTTGAGTGCTGTCATTACGAGATTGGGGATGTTGGTGAGGGCTGCGCTGACCATGCGCACAATGCGTTTGGTCTCATCGTCGTAATCAAAAACAGGGGAAAGGAAGCGGTACTCTTTGCTTTCAACCTGGAGCCCACCGCGTGGCGTCCAGTCGACCTGGCCCCACAATGCGCCGTCGCGGATTTCCAACTGTTTGATCCAGGCGCCTGCCGGAGCTTCTTCCCCCTTGGGGGCGCGGCGCTGGGTGGCGTGCTCCCAATCGATAGGGAGATCGATTGCACGGCTGGAAAAGTTGGTCTGTACAAACTGATGCGCGGCATCGTCGAACAGCCAGGCACGGCCATCACGGCCGACCACAGAGGGACCGGCTGGAATAAGTTCTACCCACTCGGGCGCTTTCCCATCGGAAAGCTCGACGGAGCTGTAGATCTCGGAGTTAACGGCGAGTTGAGTTTTCATGCCGCCAGTGTGGGGAGCCTGGCGGCGGGAGTGAGTATCAGCGGGGTTTAAGGTTTTAGAAGTCGTCGATTATCGGAACGATGGGAAAGACTTTCTTGAGTTGACTTTCTAATTCCTGGGAGAACTCTTCGACAAGCTTTGCCAGTCGACGCACATCGGCAATGGTAAGCAAGACTGGATAACCGTCTTTGTCGCGCCCCCA